CGTTCCAAGTGCGCGTGATACATTTGCGCTGAACGTGATCACTTTTCCCAATCCCATCAGCATCGGTGCAAGTGCTGCCACAAACATTCCGATGCGAAGAATTGTTTCTTTTTGTCCTTCGTCCATTGCGTTCAGCTTGTCCACAAAGTTCTGAATATGTGTCACAATATCACGGATTTTTGGCATCAGAATTTCCCCGAAGCTGATAGCAAGTTCCTGAAGCTGTGACATCAAGATCGTAATCTGCCCCTGAAGATTGTCGTTCATTGTATTTGCCATCTTTTCAGATGATCCGTCACAGTTGTCGATCGCTCCTGCCAGCTTTTCAAAATCTTTATCTGATCCGTTTATAATCGCCAGCATTCCGGACATTGCATTCTTTCCGAACAATGCCGCTGCTGCCTGTGCCTGTTCCGCTTCTGACAGTCCGCCCAGTTTCTGCCGCAACTGTTCCATCAACTCACGCAATGAAAGCATCTTGCCGGAACTATCTGTCAATGATATTCCGTACTTATCCATTGCAGCCGCAACAGTATCTGTCGGCTTCGCAAGGTTCGTGATGGCTCCTCGCAAAGATGTTCCTGCCTGACTGGACTTGATACCTGCATTCGCCATCAATCCGATCGCAAGCGCAGCATCTTCTGCTGTGTATCCTAACGATCCAAGAACCGGGGCTGCGTATTTAAACGTTTCGCCCATCATCGACACATTGGTATTTGCATTCGATGATGCTGCCGCCAAAATATCAGAAAAATGACTGGAATCTTTTGCCGAAAGTCCGAAGGCGGTCAGGGCGTCTGTTACGATGTCAGATGTCGATGCAAGATCTTCACCCGATGCTGCCGCAAGATTCATGATGCCCTCTAAGCCGTCCATCATGTCCTGCGTCTTCCATCCAGCCATTGCCATATACTGCATACCCTGTGCAGCTTCTGACGCGCTGAACTTTGTTTTCGCACCCATTTCACGGGCTTTTCCTCGCAGTTTATCAAGATCCGTTCCTGTTGCTCCGGAAATTGCTGATACTTTCGACATTTCACTGTCAAAATCTGCTGTCGTCTTAACAGCCGCAACTCCAAGCCCTGCGATACTGGTCGATAATGGAAGAAGTTTCTGCCCTACACTCGTTAATGTGCCGCCAACCTTTTCTGCTTTCGCTGCATATTCATCAAACGGCGCACGCGCAAGTTCTGCGTTCACATTTTTCAGTTCCGCTTCCATTTCAGTCAGCGCAGCTTTCGACTGATTCACTGCTGCTTCCTGCTTCGTGATCGCTGTTTCTGTTTTTGCAATCTGGCTTTCACTTGTGGACAGCTGTGAAGACAGCTTTTCATATTCTGCCTTCAACTTCTGTGTTTCTTCGCTGTCTTCCCCTGTCGCTTTCGCACTATCTTCATATGCTTTTTTTGCTGCTTCAACCTTTGTCTTCAGCTGATCGTGCGCTGTTTTTTGCAATTCCAACTTCTGTTTTAAGTTGTCATACTGCTGTCCATTCTGCTGCACGATCCCCTTTTGAACATCTATCTTCGATGTCAGTTCGGTCACTCTTGCACGCAGGGCGTCCTGCGCGGATCCGCTTAACTTTGCTTGTGCCGCAGCCAGTGAATGCTGTGCCGTCAGGTTTTTCATTTCTGCTGCTGCCTGACGCATTGCCTGCTGATACTGCGACGTTTCTGCCCTAATCTCAATTAAGGTCTTAGCCATGTTTCGCGTTCCTTTCTTTACTTCTCATCGACCGTCCTAATCTCGAATGCCGCATGATCCAAAAGGCTCATGATGTCCGCTTCCATGCACTGCTGATATGAGTTTTTCATAAGATTGATACAGATCTTCACTATCCGATCCACATTTTCCCTGCATATCTTCCACAGGTTTTCACCCGGATCTTCATCGTTATATCCATTTTCTTCGTCATATTCGTCGAAAGCAGCTTTTTCTTTCTGTATCTTTTCAGGATGTTCTGGATTAAGATCCAGAAATTTCTTCGTGATCACATCCTGCATCATGAAATGGATTTCTTTCACAGCTGACAATACATCTTCCGGATCGGCTTCTTCCACCTCCTGCTGTCTTGCCCCGAATACCGTCATTAAGATCTTCGTATTCGCTTCAAAAGCATCCCTGATCGAATCACTGTCATTCCGTTCCATGATTTCCGTATATCTGCGATACATTTCCACTGAAATCGTCGTGCAGACATATTCTTTGTGTCCACACGGCAGAATCAGTTCCGGCATCACTTGCCATTTGTAAAATTTTTCGCGAAGTCTTCCGTTCTTTTATCGACCTTTTCACCCACTGACACATCCATCAGTGCAAATTCCATCACGATCGAATCCGGTGTCATTCCGGTTTCAGCATCCAGCATGTCATCTGTTGTGAACTGGTTTCCGTACATTTCAACAATAACATCCATCATGTCCATGAACTGCTGTCTTGTGTACAACGCCCGTTTCGCTTCTGTGTCCATAATGCTGTCGCGCACTTCCAGATAGTGCAAATATGCCATCGTGGACATCTTCTGCGGCATCGTATATTCTTTGTTGCCGATGATAATTGATCTTTTCTTTGTTTTAGCTGCTGCCATTTCTTTTCCCTCCTGTTTTATGCTGCATCCGGTTTTTCCTGAACTTTTGAAAACCAGTCTTTGATCGCCGCCGCTGCTTCTGTATGTTCCGCAAGAAGATTGCTTTCATCAACGCTGCATTCATATCTTCCATCCATCTGACGGGCATAAAAATCACCCTTCAACGTTGCTGTCTGCGTTGTTTTTGTTTCCCCTTCTGTTTCGTAATTATCTTCAAATCCTTGACCGAATCTTCCACAGTACAGCCAGCTTCTTCGCACGCCATCCAAGCGCAAGTTCCGGTGCTTTGTCATCCTTCGTCTTGATCAGGAATCCTTTTTCATACAGATGCCCGAATACCTGTGACTTATCCTGTGGTGCCAAACTGTTCACTTCCAGTTCCACGCTTGTCCCTTTGTATGACATGTTTACATCTTCAACCGAATCATCACTGTAAATTTTTTCAGTTTCAAATTCATCGCTGATCTTTCCTGTGATCGCGCGTGCCAACTTTGACGGTGTTTCTGCCGCGTATTCCGTTTCTGTATTCGCTGTAACTTTTGCGATATGAATATCTCTGAACGATACAGTCCTGCTTCGCACGATCTTCTCTTTTTCTGCTGCCATGTTTATTCCTCCGTTTCCTCTGCTTCTTTTAAAATTAAAAATCGCATCGCATTGATGAAGATCCCCGTATCTGTTTCAATCTGATCATTTCCTTCCTGAAATAGAAATCCGTTTTCCTTCATCAGTTTTTTTATTCTTTTCACAAGTGCCTGCTGATCACTCCGTGACCAGATATTCACTTGTATGCTTGCCGCTTCAATTTCACATTCATCATCTGAATGTGCATTTTCTGTGTCTTGTAGCTTCCACAGTGTCACATGAAGCCGTTTCAGGCTTTCGTCATACCATCCTTGCTGTACGATTGTTCCTTCATCTGAAATCGGCTTCAATGCTGCCGCCGCCAATCCAATAACATCCACTGTTTTATCCTCCCAGTTTTTCGTTCAATGCTTTCTGGTACTCTTGATCAGCTATCATGTGATATTCGCTTTCGCACTCCGATTTCGTATTATTCAGGAAGTCCCGTGGCGGCATTTTCGATGTCCCCCACTCCAC